AAAGTCGGCAAAGTCAACCTGAGTTCCAACTGCGTTACCATAACTGGATTGGTTTATAGGGTCGGCTGTCATGTAATCATCTATTTCAACAGGTGGATATGCATATCCTCCAAATTCGTTTGATATGTCATACATTGATATTGTGCCGGAATGTACTAGTG